CGTCGTCCTCGGCGGTCACGCCGGGGATCGGGTCGGAACCGGTGTAGGGGTCGCCGTTCGCGTTGTCCACGCGACGGATGTACCCCTTCTGCATCTTCTCGATGATCGCCTCGTGGAGGGGCAGGTCGAGCTTGAAGACCGACCCGCCCTCCCCGAGGATGAAGACCGACTTGGGCTTGTCGGTCATCCGTAGTACCGCCCGTCGAGGGTGAACGCGGTGATGGTCATCACCTGCGTCGTCTCGATGGCGAGCGAGTTGTCCGGCTGGGTCACGCGGGCGGACTCGAACGGGCCGAGCCACTGCGTGGTGCCGGTCGCGAGGGATGCCGTGACGGGACCCTGGCCGGACGCGACCGCGAGCGGCTGCGAGCCCGCCAGCACCGAGACGGTGCCGGTCGAGCCCGAGGCGTTCACGACGCGCAGGAGGACAGACTTCGATCCCTGGTCGGGGATCGTGAACCCGTTGCCGGCGCCCGCGACAGACGCGGTTCCGGTGGGGTCCGCGATCCCGGCCTGGCCGGGGAACGGAGTCGGGGTGAGAGTGGCACGTGTCATGGTCAGCTACCTGCTTCCAGGCTTAGGAGACGGTGACGAGCGCGCTCGCCAGCGAGTCGGGACGGACGTTCTTGGCGCCGTAGAGCACGAGGCCCTTGACGGCGTCCGCGAACGAGGACTGAGGCCGGTAGGCCTCCATCTTGTTGATCTGGTTGGCGAACGTGATGGCCCGGTTGTTGCCCGCCATGACGGCGAACTCCTGACCGGTCGTGTTCGGGGTGTTGTTCGACAGGTAGATGTCGAACCCGGCGGCGCGGCCCACGAGGCCCTCGGTCAGGACCTGCTTGTTGTCCTGGGTACCGAACGACACGAAGCGCTGGTCGCGGATGAGGCAACCGTGCATGTCGGGGGTGATGACCGCGGAACGGCCCCGGTTGGGGACGTTCGCCTTGTCGAGCTTGACCCGCAGCGGGACCAGCACCTTGTCGTAGGCGTCCGACGGCGTGGTGGCCGAGTTGACGCCGATCGAGCCGAGCTGGTTTGCCGACTGGATCGACGTGTAGAACGACGCGATGTACTGGTCGATGACGTCGGCGAAGCCGAAGCCGGCCTCGTCGGTCAAGGTGGGCATGATGTTGCCCTTCGCCTGGCGGGCGTCGACGTCATCCACCGCGACGGCGAAGTACTTCGACTGGTCGACGACGAGGGTGCGCTGCGACTCCTTCGGCGTCTCCGGGGTGATGACCGTGACGTTCGGCACGTAGGTGCCGATCGTGGGGCGGCCGATCGTGGTGATGCGGACGGTGTCGCCCGACTCCTCGATCTCTCCCTCGTAGTCGCTGTTGGTGAAGACGTTGTAGACGAGCTGCTTGCGGAGAGCCTGGAGCAGCAGAGCGCTCCAGATCTCGGGACGGAACTTGTTGACGGACACTGGTGTGCCTTTCGCTTGGTGGTGTTACAGGAGGTCCTTGAGCTGGCCCTTCTCGTACGCCTCGGCGATCTGCTCCGGCGTCATCTTGGCGAGCTGCTCTTCGGTGATGTGGCCCGTCTCGCCGGTCCCGCCGGCGTTGTTGACCGTGCTCGCGCCAGCCGCCCGGGCCGCCTTGAGCGAGGGGTTGGCCGCCACGGCGGCCTTGATTGCCTCGCTCACCTGGGCGCCGAAGTCGGCAGCCGTCGGGTCGAGTGCGTTGACCTTCGCCAGGAAGGACGTGGAGTCGAGGAGCGCGTCCGGGTTGCCCTGGTGCGCTCCTGCCGCCTTGAAGACGGCGAGCTGGATGGCGGACGCACGGGCGTCCTTCTGCGCCTGCTCCGCAAGTGCGAGAGCCGCGGCGGGATCCTTCGCGGCATCCGGCTTCAGGCCCAGCGCGACGGACAGCTTGTCGGCGAGTTCCTGCTGAGCCTTGTCAGCTGCGGCCTTCGCCTCGACGCGAGCCTTGGCAGCCTCGCTGCGGGTGTCGGTGATGATCTTCTGCGCCCACGGGGGGAGGTCTTCGACCTTCTCCGTCGTGGCCGTAGTCGTGCCGGCGGCGGTGCTGCCCGTCTCGGTCGTCGCGGCAGCGCCGCTCTCGGTGCCAGCGGTGCTCGACTCGGTCGAGGCGGTGCTGCCGCCTTCGCCCTCGCCGAAGCGTATGCCGCGGAGGTCGTGCAGGGTGCGGCCGATGACAGCGAGCCCGTCAGGGCCACGGAGCGCGCAGGGCGCAGTGGTGGGGGTGGACATGATGCTCCTTCGGGCGCCTGGCCCATCGGGGTGAATCGCCCGCGACTTGCGGGACGTCAGGGGGGTGCGGCGGCGGTCGTTTCCGACAGCGCGCTGGCTAGACCGCCGCCGCTGCGCGCTAGTCCGCGAAGATCCAGGTGCCGCGCGCGTCGGGCTCCCACGACCAGGTGATCCCCGCATTGTTCAGGACGGTGGTGAGCTTGACCTGGCGGTCCGTCTCTTGCGCTGCGATCAGCAGCACGTTGACGTCGGACAGGTCGATCTCGCCGTCCTTGGCGTGGAAGTGCCACCGGCCCTGGCCGTACAGCACGTCAGGATCGGCAGGCCCCTCAGCGTGGAACTCGCTACGGCTCGTTGCCCAGTACGAGTCGGTGCCGTCGAGGAACACCTGGATGTTCGCGTGCGGACCGTTCCACGGGCTGACGATGATGCCTGGGTAGACCGTGCCCTCCTCGGCGGCGTTGCCGCTGCGGATCGCGTAGGCGAGGTCTGTGTTGGCCTGGACCTGGGTCTTCTGGAACGCGAGCGGATCGGTGACCTGTTCCGGCGGCTGGGCGACGATGGCCTCTCGGACCAGCTTGCGCTGGGAGGCGAGGTAGTCTGCGTCGGCCTTGTTGAGCATGTAGAGCACGTGACGCCCGGCGAGGTTCTGCTTCTCACGGGCGGCTTCGAAGGTGAACATGGTGATGCCTTTCTGTCTCGGATGTTGTGGTGGGCCTGCTTGGGTGTCGGGATGGTGCTGGGGTGTTGCGGTCTATCGGATCGGGGTCGGCATCTTGGCGAAGCCGTCGCGGAGGTCGAGCTGCTCGCGCCGCGACTGACGGTGCGCGCCGGGTGTCGCGTTCACGAACTCACGCAGACGCTGCTGCGCGGCCGCGATGTCCTTCTTCGCGTCCTGCCGTGACTCGGGCTCGTACGCGTACTCCAGCCGCCGCTTCGCCTTCCGCACCTCGAGCTCGAGGCGCCGTTGCTTCTGCGTGGCCGCGAATGCTTCCGCGTGTGCGTCGGTCCATTCGCCGAGCGGGTGAAGGACCGTCACGCCGGGAAGACCGGGATGAGGGTGTGCTCGCAGTTCGGGTGGAACAGACCCGCTGCGATCGCCACCGACAACGGCGTCGCCTTCGGGTCGTCGGTGGTGTCGTCGCACAGCAGCGCGCCCTGCCAGGGGAAGCACAGGGGGCAGGATCCTGGGTGGGCAGGGGTGGTGAAGTAGTGGACGCCGAGAGCGTTCATCCGCTCCAGGTGGCTGGTGTTGTAGGCGCGCGCCGCAGCGGTGCGGACCGCCATCTCCACATACGCGCTCAGGGACCAGTCCCGCCCGGACTTGTCGGTGAAGCCGCGGACGCCTTGCGACACGAACACCCGCCACGCGGCAGCCTGAGCCTGCGCGGACGTGAAGTCGTTGGGTGACACTGCGTAGATCGCACCGTGCGGGGCGATCGCCTTGTAGATGTCATCGGGGAGGCGGGTGATCCGCCGGCGGACGTCATCCAGCGAGCTGGTCAGGTCGCGTGCGATCGCCTGCGCTGCACGTTCCCCGTGTCGCAGCGTCGCGTCGAACGGTTCACCCTCGAGCGCCAGACTCTTGCCGGGCGGCGGGGGCAACTGCCGTCCACCGGATCCGGATGTCGGGATGCTGGCCAGCGCCTTCGACACCTGGGTGCTCGCGGTCCGGCGCCCAGCATCCGTCGCGGCAGCCACCATCGCGACCACGCGCGGATCTTGCGCGGCGAGGGAATGCGCCAGCCGGTTCGCCAGAGTCCGGATCGCGGCGATCGCATCCAACCGGCCCGCGGTCGACGCGGTCGTGCGCGCGAACGCGGCCGTCGCACCGGCGAGGAGCTGCTGCTCGCCGAGGATGTACGCCGCAGCGATCTGCGCAGCGAGGTCAGACGCTGTCGGAGGCTGCGGCGCCATCAGCGGTCAGGCCCTCCAGGTACGCCACAGCCGCCTTCATCGTCGGCTCGTGATGCTCCGTGCCAGGGATGACGTCCCCGAGCTCGGCGGACTCCCGCAGGTGGATCTCGAAGTCGTCGTTGTACGGGTACTTGTCGTCCAGGATCGACGCGTGACGGCCGTCGTCGAGGGCGAAGAAGGTGAACGTGCCGCCCAGCGGATGCGGTTCGGTGCGGAGCTTCTGCATGGGGATGCCTCTCACTCGGTGGGCTGAACGTCGGTGCTGCCGGAGCCGTCTGTCCCGTCGCCGAACGGCGGGAACGTCGGGTCAGCCATCGGGGCCGTCGCGAACTCCTCGCGGATCTTGTCGG